ATAAAACAGTAACACTTACTGTCATTAATAAAGATGATGGCGTTTCATACTTACAGCGTAATGTGGAAGTAGTAGATGCACAGCTAGGTTTAGGTAAAATTAGAATTACAGAAACAGATCTACTCAACTTAGATGCCAAATATTACACCTATGCACTCAGAGTAACAGACGGTGAAGGAAACACAGATGTTGCTTATGTTGACGATAATTGGGGAGCAAACGGAACTCTTGAATTAGTTGAAGGAGTGTATCCTACATTTACAGCAAGTACCGAGGAAAATTTTAGTTCAGGCAATACCGGCAGCACTATCTATCTTCCTGCAACTGGTAATAGAAACGATGCTGTTCATACGGCTCAAGTTTACTTTAGTAGTGCATTTACAGGTACTCTTAAGATAGAAGGAAGTCTTAGCCCAGCCACTCAAGGTATTGGCAATAACGATTTTGTAACTATAAAGACTTTAAGTTATACTGCTCAAGAAGGTACTGTTAGTGTAACCTGGAAAGGTATATACAGTGCAGTACGGTTTACACGTAGCACAACAACAGGAACCCTTAGTAAAGTGCTGTATAGGCCCTAATGAAACTTGCAGGATTTGGCTGTAGCTTTACATATGGTAGTGAGTTATTAGATCCCGAGTTAGCTAACTCATGGGATCGCCACCATGAAAATACTCCATATAGAGAGCGTCACAGTTGGTTAGGTAGACTAGCTGAAAAGTTGGACGCTAGTTACATTAATTTAGCAGAACCTGCTAGCAGTAATTATAGCATACAGGAAAAATTTGCAGAGTACGTTCAAAATAATAACTGTTCTAATACTATAGTCTGTTTTGCATGGACCAATCATCTACGTAACAGTTGGTGGAGTGATAAAGAGCAGCGTTGGATACATGACGGCTTCATTAGAAATGAAAATGAAACACTGTTTGGTGCAAGTTTTAAAGAATGGTTAACGCACAGTCACAAACGCTGTGAACAGGCTACACTAAATGCCAAATTATTTGTTAACAGTGTATGTGAGGCAAAAGGTATTAAAATAATACAGTTTGATGCCCTATCTAATGTTAATAGTCCACGGTATTCTAACTACCATATGCAGGGTAGATCCATGCAGGATGTTCTAATAGCTGAGGGGAAAATGTTAGGTAAAGAGTTTTTGGCCAGTGGCGGCCATCCTAATGAAGCTGGACACACGCACTACGTTGACCTAATGATGGAATGGATAACTGCAAAGAAATTGCTATGAAACTTTGGCAATATGGATGTAGTGTTAGTTTAGGCGAAGAAGCAACCAAGCCATATGGTATGTGGATTGCTGAAACATATGGTTATGAATTTGTCCAACAGAGCGAAAGTTCAGCAAGCAATCCATATATAGCATTAAAGTTTTCTGAACAGTATACTCGAATTACACCTGAAGACTTGGTAATATTTGGATGGAGTCATCCTAGTCGCAATAGTTGGTACAATAAGCATACTAATCGATGGGAACATTTAAATTATATCCAGCAGAAAAAACGAAGTAGCGCACTAACTGGTAGTGTTATAGACTATATACAAAATCAACTATGTGAATATACTGAGAATGTAAATGATTGGTATCCTAAACACATAGTAGAAACAACTTGCACATTAAATAATTTAAAATATCTACATGTAGATTGTGTACCACGTATGGTAGATTATCTCATGCCAAACAAAAACAAATACATAGCAGATCATTTACATCCAAACGATCTGGGACACCAACAGATATTTGAGTTGATTAAATCGGAAATAGATAGTATATTATATACATGAATTCTATCCAGCAAGTAGTGTTTGATCACTTGCCCAGACAGAAACGCTCGCCTAGTGGCTGGTACAGTTTCAATGCTGTATGCTGTCATCATCGTGGTGAATCACAAGATAAGCGAGGACGCGGAGGATTATTGCCTACTCCTGACGGAGGTGTCACCTGGCACTGTTTTAATTGCGGCTACAAGACCGGCTGGCGGCCTGGTAGACACATTAGTTACAAGTTTCGCAAGTTGCTTGATTGGTTGGGTGTAGAAGAAAATGAACGTCAACGCCTAGTAGTAGAAGCATTACGCATCAAAGAAACAGTTGTTCTAGAAGATGATGATGATCTAGAACCAGAATTTACGATCGAGTTTCCTGATCGTAAACTGCCAGAGGGTTGTGTGCCATTGGCAGACGCTCCACAGGAAATACAGGATTACGCACAGGCGCGGTGTATGCCGGGAGACGAGCTATTGTGGAGTAATACTCAGCCTGGCAGGATGTATCGTCGTATTATTATACCCTGCACCTGGAACGGGCGTGTCATAGGGTCAACTGCAAGGGGAATAGACGACGATGCTCGCCCCAAATACTTTAACAACTATGAAGCAAACTACGTGTATGGCATAGACAGACAAGTGGAAGGTGGTAAGTTTAGCATAGTGTGCGAAGGTATCATCGACGCAATGACTATTGGTGGTATTGCTACATTAACTAATAGATGCAATGAAACACAGGCACAGATCATTGACACAGTGGGTAGGGAGATCGTACTAGTACCTGACAGAGATCGAGCTGGTCAAGCACTTATAGACGATGCACTAGAGTATGGTTGGAGTGTTAGTTTTCCAGAGTGGGAACCAGACGTCAAGGATGTGAATGCCGCAGTTGTGCGTTACGGTAAACTGTTCACATTAAAGAGTATCATTGATGCTAAACAAACTAGTAGGTTGAAGATAAAATTGATGAGGAAGAAACTTGGCTAGGGAATATACGCCAGATTTACAAAAACTGTTTTTAGAAATGATGATGCAGGATGCACAAAACTACGTCAGAGTGCAGAACATCTTTAACGCAGAGAACTTTGATCGCAGTTTGCGTGACGCAGCAGAGTTTATCAAGGAGCATGCTACAAAGCATAGCACTATGCCTACGTATGAACAGTTGAACGCTGCTACACACTTAGATGCAAAACCTATCCCAGAAATGGCAGAAGGACATAACGATTGGTTCCTTGAGGAGTTTGAGTCGTTTACCAAGCGACAGGAACTGGAACGTGCAATCCTAAAGGCAGCAGATCTATTGGAAAAAGGCACTTATGATCCCGTAGAGAAATTAATTAAAGACGCAGTGCAGATTAGCCTAACCAAGGACCTGGGCACAGACTACTTTGAGAATCCTAGAGAGCGACTTATGGCACTCAAGGACAACAACGGGCAGGTAAGCACAGGTTGGTCAGCACTGGATCGTAAACTGTTTGGTGGTATGAACAAGGGCGAGCTAAACATATTTGCAGGCGGCAGTGGTAGTGGTAAGAGTTTGTTTATGCAGAACTTGGCTGTAAACTGGGTAACAGCAGGACTCAACGGTGTGTACCTAACACTAGAACTTAGTGAAGGGTTGAGTGCTATGCGTATTGACAGCATGCTTACAAACGTCAGTACTAAGGAAGTATTCAAAGACTTAGACACTGTTGAGATGAAAGTTAAGATGGTGGGCAAGAAAGCAGGCAACCTACAGATCAAGTATATGCCAGCACAGAGCACAGTTAATGATGTTAGAGCATATTTGAAGGAACTTGAGATTACAAAGAACATGCATATTGACTTCCTGCTTATTGACTACTTGGACTTATTGATGCCGGTAAGTGCAAAAGTCAGTCCCAATGACTTGTTTGTTAAAGACAAGTACGTAAGTGAAGAACTACGCAACTTGGCTAGAGAAATCAACACAATCTTTGTTACAGCATCGCAGTTGAACCGTAGTGCAGTTGAAGAGATTGAGTTTGATCATTCGCATATCAGTGGTGGTATTAGTAAGATCAATACAGCAGACAATGTGTTTGGTATCTTTACAAGTCGTGCAATGCGTGAGCGTGGACGTTATCAAATACAGTTAATGAAAACACGTAGTAGTAGTGGTGTTGGGCAAAAGGTAGACTTGGAATTTGATATTGAAAGCCTGCGTATCAGAGACTTGGGTGAGGATGAAGACTATCAGAACTTTAAGAAGCAGAGCAGTAGTATCTATGAACAACTTAAAACAGGAGCTGTTTTAAGTTGTTCAT